AAACGGACCGTGGACAGGCACGCAGAAGACGCTGTGTCGACGCCGGTCATTTGTCATTTCAAAGGAACGAACAACCTATGGATTATCCCAAAAGCGTCCCCAGCGTCGGCCTGGTCGATGGCCGCTTCGTCGATGAAAACCCGGTGGCGGGTACGCCGGGGTCGTTGATTCCGGCGGTGTGGGGCAACAGTGTCACCGAAGAGTTGCTAAGCGTTATCAAAGCCGCCGGAATCATTCCGGCCGAAGCCGCTACGGATCAATTGTTGGCAGCATTCAAAAAGCTTCTCAGCCTGGCCAGCCCCATGGCATCGCGCGTGACGGAAGTTTCCGGAACAAAGACGTTGATTGCCGATGAGCTGGGGCTGGTCTTGATCAGTGCCAATGGGGCCGATGTAACGATCACGTTGCCACCGGTGAACGCTCTTTCCGGTGTGCGCGACGTTATTGTCCGTCGAACCGACAACAGCGCTAACCGCTTGGTGGTGCAAGCCGCGGGCAATGATCGAATTCGCTTTCATACTCATTTGTCGGCAAACGGCTACCCGTTTCTGGTGCTGATGGGGGCGGGCGATTGGTGGCACCTGCGCAGCGATGGTTCGGGTAACTGGTGGCCGGTAGGGCGCTTCGATGGCAGTGCGTTGGGACGGATTGTATTTGAGACGTCGACCGCACTTAGCCCAGGTGGATATGGCGCACTCAACGGTCGTGAGTTTCTGCGTGCCGAATGGCCGTGGCTCTGGGATCACGCTGTTCAATCGGGAATGTTGCGTGCCGAAGCTGACCGCGCGGGTGGCTGGAGCAGCGGTGACGGCATCAAGACCTTTCGCGGGCCTGAGGTTCGCGGCGAGTTCCTGCGGATGCTGGATGAGCAACGCAATATTGATGCGGGCCGAGTGGCCGGCTCATGGCAGACGGGAACCAACATCGCCGGTGATAACGGATCCGCCCCTGCGGTTCACGCAATCGGCAATCTGGCGACGATCGGGGCAGATCCGACCGCTTTCCTCGGCCTGACGTACTACGTCACTGCCACTAATGCTGAAAACTTCAGCGCCCCGTATTGGGGAATGGCCCGACCTAGAAACATTGCCTATCCAGGTCGCCTTAAACTGATTTGAGGTATTTATGGCTTATTACTATGTCAACGAACTCACCAGGGAACTGACCGGGCCCGTCGAACTGCCGGTTTGCCCAGGCATGGGGGTTGTTGTACCTGGCAATGCAATCGAGCTGCCGCAAGTGTTGCCTGCTGCGGACTCCGGGCATGCCTGGGTTTGGCGCAATGAGCGCGCCCTGCAAATGGTCGACTTGCGCAACCGCACGGTTTTTCGCAAAGACAATGGCAATCCCCAGTACTGGGCGCAATTGGGTTGCCTACCCGATCACCTCACTGCCAAGCCTAAACCGGGTATCTATCACTCCTGGAAGAGTGACGATTGGGAACTGGATGTCGAAGCCGAGCGCACAGGCCTTATCGCGCACGCGCAAATCGATCGGGACAGCAGACTGCGCGAAGCAGTCATTCGGGTTGCGCCTCTGCAATATGCCTATGAGTTGGGCGAGGCGAGCAGTGATCAGTTAACCACTCTGCAAGCGTGGAAGCGTTATGCGCTGGCGTTGGCCCGGATCGAGCAGCAGTCGGATTATCCATCGGTTATTGATTGGCCTGCGCCGCCAACCGCGTAACTCGCCACTCACTCAATAAAAACCTTACAGACGGCCCTGTGCTGCCGGCATTCGGCTGCCTGTAAAACCTCGAAGGTGCCGATATGGACTATCCAAAAAACATTCCCGGCGTGGGGCTGGTCAACGGCGGCTTCGTCGATGAAAACCCGCTCGTCGGAACACCGGGATCGTTGATTCCCGCTGCGTGGGGTAACAGCGTCACGCAAGAAATTCTCAACGCGATCAAGGCTGCCGGATTGACGCCGGATGAAGCCAGAACCGATCAATTAGCCAGCGCAATCGGGGCACTGGTCGACTTCAACAAACTGAAAAATACCCCAACCACGTTGGCCGGCTATGGCATCACCGATGCGGTGGGGCGGTTGTTGGCAGTCAGGCAGTTCGAAACGGTCGGGATCACGGTTTACAAGCCTAACCCCAAGGCCAAACGTATTCGTGTTCGACTGGTGGGGGGCGGTGGATCTGGCGGCGGTTGTGCACCTGTCGCCTCCGGGAACCTACGTCTCGGTGGCGGCGGCGGATCGGGGGCCTATGCGGAGAGTCTGTATGACGTGACGCCCCAGATGCTTGCCGGCGTACCCGTTTCTTTGGGGGCCGGTGGAGCTGCCAGCGCTTCGATGGGCCTGGCAGGTGGTGGGGCTTCCTTCGGCTCTTACATGAGCGTTACAGGAGGCGGCGGTGCACAGATACTGACCATCGATACGACAACCTCTTCCTCGGGGTACGTTCAGGGTGGCACTGGAGGTCAAGACGCCGTGGGCGGCAACCTTGCCAATGCTCGGGGGCACACCGGTGGCTACGCAATGTTCAACGGTAATTGGGGAATGCTCTCCGGAGGCGGAGCGGCGAGTCCGTTTGACGGTGGCGGCCCGTACAGGGGCGTAAACAATCCGGGTTTCGCAGGCGTCCGAGGCTCGGGTGGCAGTGGTTCTTGTTCGACCAGTGCGTCCGCCTCTGTCCTTAGCGGTGTTGGCGGTAACGCTTTCTGTGAAATCTGGGAGTACGAGTAATGGCCGTTTATGCACGGATCGAAAACGGCGTAGTCGTCGAACGAATCGACACGGGTGACTACGCAATCAGCCAACTGTTTGCACCGTCCTTTGTCGAGTCGATGGTGCGAGTGCCGGATGATCAGGCGGTCGAGATCGGCGCACCGATCAGTGAGATGCCGACAGCTGCCGACCCACTGCCCGCGCAGGAAAGTCCGGTGATCCTCCAGGCGTCGGTTGTTGCAGATCAAGCGCCTTCGACAGCCGAACGTAGCTGGCGTCAGGCATCCCTTTCTGCGACTGAATGGCTGGTCACTCGCCATCGCGATGAGCAGGAACTGGGGCGCGGAACCTTGCTCAAGGCTGCGCAATACCTGGAACTGCTCGAGTACCGACAAGCGCTGCGCGACTGGCCTGATTCCAGCCATTTCCCGGAAGTGGTTTTCCGTCCGGCTGCACCCGAGTGGATGGTCGGCGTTTCTGCCTGAGACGTTTTGTTGATGCTTTGAAAATATGGAGAAGATTGATGGACTACCCAAAAAATATTCCCAGCGCCGGCCTGGTGAATGGCAGGTTTGTTGATGAAAATCCTCTCACTGGAATGCCGGGTTCGTTGATTCCGGCAAGTTGGGGAAATGCCGTTACGCAGGAAATTCTGGAAGTCATCAAAGGCTCAGGAGCGGCCGCTGATGAAAGTGATAACACTCAACTAAAAGCGGCCATTGATACGCTTATAGCGAGGAAGCAAAGCGAGAGTCTTGCCGGTCAGGACGAAGCCGAATCCGGCACCAGCAATACACGGTTGATGACGCCGTTAAGAGTCTTTCAAGCCATTGCGAAAAAAGTGCAACAGGCCACAGAGTCCCTCGTAGGAACCGCAAAAATCGCCTCTCAGGCAGAGGTCAACGCCGGTGTCAGTGACACATCTATTGTGACCCCTAAAAAGCTCAGACTCGGGTTCATGGTTAGGTTAGGGGCATCAGGTTATGTTGTTTTTCCTTCGTGGATGGGTGGCGTCATTATCCAATGGATCAGTGGCAGTGCCAGCCAGGCAGGCAATAGTAATTATGGCGATGTAAACCCATGGCCATTGATGTTTCCCAACGCATTATTTCTCGCAGTCGCTACCCATGAGGGTACTTCATCGGCAACTTTACTGGTCTGGAACAACGCGACGATCAGTCGGCTGGCGGGCATCAATGTTCGCTGTCCTGATTATCCGACAGGCTCCATTGCTGCTCGCGTAATCGGTATAGGGTACTGAATATGTATTATTTCTCTCCGCAAACTTCTGGCTTTTATCATTCAGATCTACACGGTGCGAACATCCCTGCTGACGCGTTTGCGTTGAGCGAGGGCGAGTATTGCGCGCTGGTCTCTAATGCTCCCGCAGGGACAGTTCTTTCACTGAACGCTAAAGGGCGTCCAGAGCGGGTGGTATTGGCTGGACAAACCACCGATGTCACAGAAAAGTTCTGGCGCGACAAGGTTCTGGATCGTACTCAATGGCTGGTCCTTCGCGATGCCGAAGAACTGGAAATGGGCGAGGGCACAACCTTGCGTACCGAGGAGTTCAAAGAGCTCCTCGCCTACCGGCAGGCGCTGCGCGACTGGCCCAATCATCCGGACTTCCCCGATGCCCGTTCGCGCCCGGTCGAACCTGACTGGCTTGACGGTTTGCGACAGGTCAATGGCTGAGGAATCGACATGGATTATCCAAAAAGCGTTCCCAGCGTCGGGCTGGTGAATGGCAAATTCGTCAATGAAGACGTCGTCGCGGGATTGCCCGGATCGTTGATCCCTGCGACCTGGGGCAACAGCGTTACCGATGAA